ATGACCCGCCCGACACGCTCCGTGCTGAACAAGCACAGCAAAACCTGCGCCCTCGTCCTCGAAGGCAACGAAATCAAATTCCGCCTTCTGGCCGAACGTACTGAAACCGGCAACGTGGTGCATGTGGACTGGGTACGCTTCACCTGCCTGCTGCGCAACGCCCCCATGCCCGGCGTTGAAACCCTGTTCCCTACGCCCACGCCCGACGTGGACATGGAACCCGTCAGCGAACAGGAGCGCACTGAACGCGGTCAGCGCCTGCTGCGCCTGCGCAAGCTCCTGGCCAAGCTCCCGAACGCGGAATTCGCCCCCAGCGCGCAAGCCATGGAGCTGGCCGAACGCGTAGCGGAAACCTTGGGCGAAGACTTCACCGTCGCCCCCGAACTGCGCAAAGGCCACGACTTCTATCGCCACCGCTGGAGCATCGAGCGCAACGGCCAGGAGGTCGGATGGGTCGGCTTCCTCGCCAGCGGCGACAGCCCGCGCCAGCAAGCTCAGGCTAAAACCATGCACGTCAACCTCTACGGCACGGCCTGCACCTTTGCCCAAAACGGCTGGCGCGATCACCTCGCGAACCTTATCGACGATGTGAACGGCACCATGACCCGCATCGATCTCGCTTTGGACTTCTTCGAAGGCATCACGGGCGGCATGGAGCGCATCAAGCAGGACTACGAAAACGGCCTGTGCGACGTCGCAGGCAAGCGCCCCAAGTGCAACATGGTCGGCGACTGGTGCAACGGCAAGGCCCGCAGTTTCTACATGGGCAGCAAGGAAGCGGGCAAGCAAACCAACTTCTACGAAAAAGGCCACCAGCTCTTCGGCGAAAAAGACGCCACCAACTGGCTGCGCGCGGAACTGCGCTACGGCAACAAGCTGCGCGTCCTCGGCACCGACATGCTGCGCCGTCCTCAGGACTACTTCGCAGGCGCCAGCGACTACCACGCGGCCATCCTGCGCGAAGCCAAACCCGCCACGCAGGCCCTGCCCGAGTCTGTTCCCTGCGAAGCAAAGCTAGCAGCGCAAACCATCGAAGCCGAAGTCACGCGCAACGTGCGCTGGCTGCGCGACGTGGCAGCTCCGAGCATGGCCCTGGCCTTCGAACACCTCGGCGCTGATGCCTTCCTTGACATGGTCACGAATCAAAACGTTCCCGGTCGTCTGCGCCGATTCAAGCAAACCGAAATCCGCCGCGCCTACAGCAGCGCGCACCAGAGAACCCGCAAGGCCGCAAGCGCTGGTCACGCATTCGCACAAGCCTAAACCCCGACCACAAAGGAAACGCTATGCAATTCAAATCCGAAGTCATCGTTCACGGCGTCAAGGAAAGCCAGGGCAGCATCGACGGTCGCGCCTTCAGCAGCACCACGTTCCACTGTGAAGTGGATCTCGCTGAAAACTCCGCAGGCCGCTCCATTGGCCGCGCCACGCGCCCCTTCAAGCTCGGCGACGCAAAGGAGTTCGACAAGTGGGCGCACCTCGGCCAGTCCCTCCCGCTCAAGGCCATCGCCACTTTCGAGATGGCAGCAGCAGCGCAGGACGGCACCAAGATGGTCCTGGTCGACATCCGCCCTCTGGAACAAGCCAAACCCACTGCCCCGAAGGCGGCGTAAGAGGCTGACATGTACGTCATCCAATCGGCGTTCACGGGCTGCTTCCTGGCCCCCTCTTATGAGGACGGACAGCCCGAATGGGTGCTGCTGCTGCGCGAGGCCGTTGCGGTCGAAGACCTCGAAACCTGCGCGCAGTTGATCGAAGACCACGTTGACGCGTGCCATCAGGTGCAGGTCGTGGACCTGTCCAGGTTGCACCGCCCTGTAGAGCTTTAACCCGATGTATGGCGCCTCACCATCAGGTGCCAAACATCGCAATTCGTTCCCGGAGACTCAATCATGAGTGATGACATTGAGATGGCTTGCGTCCAGTGTGGCGCGATCTTCGGTATGGATGAGATTGAGGACTTTGATGACGTGCATTGCCCCGAATGCGGCAGTGGCAGCGTGATCGGTGCAAGTGAAATCTTGGATGGCGAATGAACCTGCTCACCTGTGCCACTCCTGCCGTTCCTTGCCCCCTCGATCAGCAGCAGGCGATCACTGAATTGAACGCGCAGGCGCTCATGGCCCTGGGCCTAACCCCTGACGCGATCCTTGCTGCTTACGTCTTCGGCGCGGGCTCGGTGGTCACGTGGTGGGGCCTGGGCTATGTGATCGCAGTGGCGATCAAGGCAATGAGCAAAGCGTGAAGGTTTCAGCCGCTAGCCCTGCGCGCAGGGCCTGCGGGTGCAACCCGAATTTCTCGGGCCACCAAACCAAGGAGTTCTCAAATGGCAGACATCTTTGCCGCAATCGATTTCAGCACCGTGGCCGCATCGGTCATCGTCATCGGCGTTGCCGTGATCGGCATCCAAATGGCGTTCAAGGCCATCGACCTGGGCAAGCGCGGCGTCAAGAAGGCCTAAGGCTCGGCCATGCTGATAGGGGCGCTGTTCGCTTTGTTCCTGGCCCTTGTGGCCGTGATCGGGGCGGTCAGCGCCCTTATTTTTTGTTTTCAGGTGCGCAATGTCTAGTGTGTCTTTTGCTGGTCACTGCGCTGGGGGCCGCATGGTTTATCTCTATCGCCTGCTAGCCGCGCTCTTGCTCGCTCTGCTGGCGCTCCCCGCATCGGCCGCTCTGCCCCTGGAGTCCCGTTGGTACGCCGATTGCGGCGCTAAGGGCAAGTTCTACGCCACAGCGCCAAATGCGCAGGCTGCCTGTTTGGCGTCCGGCGCTGGTGGCGCGTGCGCTGCGGCCCATGGCGGTGTGGCGCAGTGGAATTCGGGCTCCGGCATGTGTTCGGCGGTGGGCGCTGGTGGGGCAGTGGTCGCGAACTTTGACATTTTCGGTGCTGGCACTGTCTGCCCTGCGAATGCAGTCGCCTCTGGCGGCGGTTGCGAATGTGCCTCGGGCTTTGTCGAGGATGCCGGCCAGTGCGTCAAGCCTCCTAAAACCTGCGAGCAGAACCAGCACGGTAATTTCCTAGTGGGCATCGGCTGGTTTCGGCTTGATTCGTCCGGCAGCTGGCAGTCTGATGGCCGTCGTTTCAGCTTGCAGGGCGGTGGCGGTGGTCCTCCTGCGCAGTACTGCGATGGCTCTTGTAACTGGGTCAGCGATGGTGCTCCATCGTCTCATTGGGTTATGGCCGATGCTGGGCCTCAGGGCTTCTATGAGGGCTTTGCCGAGCAGCCCTACATCTCTACAGGGGGCGCATGTACCACGAAAACCAATGCAGACAACGGCCCTTCTCCTGGGTGTGAGGGTTCGGTGGGGCAGGTCAACGGCGCTACTACCTGCGTGCCCAGCTCTGGCGGTGGCGGCGGCGGTGAAGGGGGCGGCGGTAGCAATAACGGCGGCGGCGGTGAAGGTGGCGGCGGTAGTAATAACGGTGGCGGTGGTGAGGGCGGCGGCGGTAGCAATAACGGCGGGGGCAGCAATAACGGCGGCGGCACAAATACCGGTGGTGGCGGCGGCGGCGGTGGAGGCAATAACGGCGGCGGTAATGGCGGCGGTGGAAACAACGGGGGTAGCACTGGCGGCAATAACGGCGGTCAGGAGGGCGGTGGCGGCGAGGGCGAGGGCGGCGGTGGAAACGGCGGTGGAAACGGCGGTGGAAGCGGCGGCAGTGAAAGCGGCGTGGGTGGTGGTGGCAGCACTGGTGGAGGGAATACGGGCGGTGGGAATACGGGCGGTGGCGAAGGTGAAGGTGAAGGCGAGGGTGGTGGCGGTGGGGGTGGAGGTAACACCGGTGGGGGTGGTGGAGGTGGTGGGGGCACTGGCGGTGGCGGCGGCGGTGGTGGGAATGGTGAGGGTGAATGCCAGGGAAGTAACTGCGGTGGCGGTGGCAGCGGTACGGGCGGCGGTGGCGGTGGCGGGCACGGTCAGCCTGATCTCTATGAAACCAAGTATCCGGATGGCCTTCGGGGTGTGTGGGACGCATCCGGCCTAGCGGGCCAGGATGGCAAATTCGGGGGCTTGGTCAGTGCTCTGCTGCCTAGCTTTACGGACTCTGGTGGCGCCTGCTTGGCATTTCAGTTGCCCGTCAATGTGGGCATCGTGGATTTCGGCGTGGTGGATGTTTCCCCGCCCTGCATCGTCTGGCCGTTCATCCGGCTATGCATCTTGATCACCGCGCTTTGGCTTGCGCGTGCGCTTATCTTTGGAGGTTGATGTGGCAGATACAAACACGGATTCGAACTCTGGCGTTATCGCGGCCCTTCGCTTGGTGGTCGCGGCCGTTGAGGCGGTGGTCGAAAAGATCGGTGACTTGATCGAGTGGTTTCTCAAGCTAATTCCGCGCTTGGTCGAGTCGTTCTTCATCATGCTGAAGGATGTGTTCTTGTGGTGCGTAGAGCAGATATTGGGCTTGGTGTCTTATCTGATCGATGGCATCAGCGGCTTTGATTCGATCATTGCGGCGGCAGGCGGCATCTGGTCCGGTATCCCGCCTGAGGCCCTGCAGGTGATGCAGGCTATCGGCCTTGGGACCGCGCTTGGCATCATCGGCACGGCCATCCTGATCAGGATCGCGCTTCAGCTCATTCCCTTCGTGCGGCTCGGATCATGATTAATCTGCTCGAGGGCGTCCCCGGCTCGGGGAAAAGCTATGAGGCCGTGGTCTATCACGTCTTGCCCGCGCTCAAGATGGGTCGCAAGGTCATCACGAACTTGCCCCTGCGTATGGACGCGTTCGCGGCAATTGATCCGGGCTTTATGGATTTGATCGAGCTTCGCAAGGCGCCGCAGCCTATCTTCGGGAGGTGGGATGCGGAAGCGGCTAATCGTGGCGAGCAGGCTTTCATCGTTGGCGATTTTGGCGATGCGGAAGCGTCGGCAGATTGTGTAATTCGGTCTAAGAGGGCTATTCCTGCGCCGACTAACGCCCGTCTGTTTGGTGGTGTCTGGGACTTCTATGATGAATGGCGCGGCGAGGGCAACATAGGCCCGTTGTTCGTCATTGATGAGTGCCATGTCTCGTTCCCTCGCGAGAATCTGCGCAAAGGTCGTTTTACGGCCGATGAGGTCATCCAGTGGTTCAAGATCAGCCGCCATTTCGGCGCTGATGTGCTGCTCATCACCCAGCGCATGCGTGCCCTCGATGAGGATGTGGCGGGGCTTGCTGAGATGCACATTCGTGTGCGTAAGGCTACGTTCCTGGGTCGCCCTGATCAGTACATCCGCAAAGTGTTCGCGGGCTTGCGTGGCGGTGAGGTGCAAAGCGATGAGCGGCCTTACAAGCCGCAGTATTTCGGGCTGTACCAGAGCCACACACAGGGCGCGGCCGTTATTGAGGCCAGCGCGAGTGATGTTGCTCCTGCCAATCTCAAATGGAAGCGCATGAGCTGGTCGATGTTCGGCATTGCTGGCGTAGGCGTCCTGTTTCTCGCGTTCAAGCTGTCAGCAGACAAGCCGCTACCTTCTAAGGTCAAAACGCCACCGGGCAAAGAAAGCATGCGCCGCATGACAGCGCCGGGGCAGGCGTCTGCGTCTTCGGCCGCGAATCCCGCCATTGAGGCCGGCGCAGTCAAGCCGCTGCAGATTGCTGCGAGATCTGCGGAGCCGGCTGCTCCAGAGCCTATGCAATCGCGCGGTCTGCACTTGGCTGGTTGCGGAACCATGAACGGAAAAATGACCTGCATTGTTGCGGTAAGCCAGAACGGGCAACCGGTCTTCACCGTCACGCATCATGACCTGGAGGTCATGGGCTATCAGTTCGCACGCAAAACGGATTGCGCGGCCGTTGTCACCTGGAAAGGCTCGGCGCGTTCGGTCATCTGCGATCTGCCTCAGATAGCGCAAGGTATCGCGGGCACTGGCGCCATGGCCTATCAGACAAAAGCGGTCACGGTGCGCGATTCCATACCTCAGGATGTGGCGTCTACGGGTGGCTTTGTCGTCTCTCCCTCTGAGCTGACGCAACCTCGCTCTCAATGGGCCGAAGAGCTCGCCGCGCGAAACTCTGGTGTGAAAAGCAGTTTGAAATGATCAGTCGGCGCGCATGTCATGCAGTGGCTGGGCGGCGTGCGGCATCGCGTCTTCCGGCACAAGCACCCATCGATAGCCTGATGGGGCGTTGCTTGGTGGCGTTGAGCTGAGGTTGTTGTTCATGGGCCAGCGTATGCGGGCTTCAGAAAGTCCGTTCTTGATGGCGCTCTTGATCACGTAGTAAAGCAGCCACCACGTGATAGCGGCGATCAGTGCGGCGAATGCGATCGGTAGCAGGCCGATGGCAAGAAACGTTCCCACGGTGATTTCCTTCTGGTGATTTGTCGATGGTATCGGTGTCTAGTGATTTTTCCTTTCACGCGGCTTTCGATCTGTCGTTTTTTGGGGGATTTGGAGGGGGTCTATTTGGGCGATGGTGCCTTGGCATTGCGTTCAAGAATTGGCGATTCGTTCCCGGTCACGGAAAGGAGGATTGATGTTGGTGGGGTATGCCCGCGTATCCACGCGCGAACAAGAAACGCGGTTACAGCTCGATGCGCTGAAGGCCGCAGGCGTCAAGCGCATCTTCGAGGAAAAGGCCAGTGGGGCGGCGCAAGATCGGCCAGTGCTGCGCGAGTGCTTGGCATCCTTGCGCAAGGGTGATGTGCTTGTGGTCTGGAAGGTTGATCGTGTCGCGCGATCATTGAAACATCTTCTGGCCCTGCTCGATCAGCTCGATGCGGCCGGTGCGCGCATCAAGTCCTTGAATGAGCCTCTCGACACGTCAACGCCCTTGGGCATGTACCTGATTCAAAGCCTGGGTTCGATAGCGCAGCTTGAACGGTCGATGATTCGGGAGCGGGTGATTGCCGGTCAAGTTGCAGCGATCAGTCGGGGCCAGCGTCATGGCAGGCCGCGCACGTTGACGGATGAGCAGCAGGATGAGGTGAGGAAACTGGCGGCGCAGGGCTGGAAGCAGGCTGAGATTGCGCGACAATTGCAAGTCACTCGCGCTGTGGTGGATCGGGTCATGAACCCGTGGCGCCCTCGTTATGCTCCACATAGGCCCGTTCTTGGGCCATTGCTGAATGCCTGCACAAAGCGATGA